GGCGTATGGAGATCTGGATTTAACGTAAAAATTTGATATAAATAAAACAAAAAGATAGAGCAATGGCTACAACTAAAGTATTTTCAACGCAAGATGGAACGGTTTCTGAGATCACGAGTATTGTATCTCGTAAGGTAGAATACCGTGATATCGATTTATCTTTTGCTAAAAAAACAAATGGTGAATTGTTTATTAAAAAAGATGCCGCAGCTGTTATTCAGGCCGTAAAGAATCTTATACAAACAAATCATTTTGAAAAACCATTTGAACCATTTTATGGTGGCAATGTTAGAGCACTATTGTTTGAATTAGCAGATGATGATGTCGAGATTGAAATAGAAGAAGCTATTGCTCAAACAATAAATGAATATGAACCAAGAGCTAAAGTCTTAAATATCTTTGTTAATTCGAATCCAGATATGAACGACATAAGAGTTACTTTAGAATTTCAGATATTAAATACCGAAGAAGTTGTAGAATTTACAACTGCATTATCGAGGCTAAGATAAAATGGCAACTACTATACAATCATCGGCACTAGATTTTAATAATATTAAGAGTAATCTTAAGACGTATCTAGCGAATAAAGAAGAATTTAAAGATTATAATTTTGAAGCGTCAGGCCTTTCAAACATTCTTGATGTTTTGGCTTATAATACACATCTGAATGCATTGACTGCTAACTTTGCTTTAAATGAATCTTATTTAGGTACTGCTCAATTAAGAAGTTCTATGGTTTCTCTTGCAGAAGGTATCGGTTATGTACCTGACACTCGGACATCATCTCAGGCTCTTGTAAGATTATTCTTTAATACATCAACAACGCCAAGAGATACAAAGATAACATTACCTGCTTACACTTCGTTTACCACTTCTGTTGATGACGTAAACTATACATTTTCTACTATTTCTGATTTTATTGCGGATGATAATGGTAGTGGATATTATGAATTTAAAACGTCCGACGGATCTACAAGTATTCCAATATTTGAAGGTACTAGAAGAACTAAAACATTTATAGTAGGACAATACGAAGACAATCCGGTCTATGTGATCCCTGATGGAAATCTTGATGCAGATACTGTCACTGTAAAAGTTTATAGCTCTGTTACTTCAACATCTTCTACTACATATCAAAATATTATTAACGCTACTACTATTACTTCTACTTCGACCATATACATTTTAAAAGAATCTCCGAATGGTTATTTTGAATTGTCATTTGGTGATGGAGAAACATTCGGCGTTGCTCCAACCGCAGGTACAAGAATCGAAGTTGATTATATTTCTACAAGTGGTAATGCAGCAAACGGAGCATCGGCGTTTAGTTCAAATCAAGTTTTGACATTTGGAACAACAAATACGTTTACAAGTTCATTAAATGTTAGTACTGTATCGAACAGTGTAGGCGGTGATACGAAGGAAACTATCGAATCTATTCGTAAAAATGCACCATTTCAATATGCTACACAAAATAGAATGGTAACTGCAGAAGATTATACATCACTTATTCTAAGAAAGTTTTCTACGTTTATAGATGACATTGTATCGTTCGGTGGAGAAGATGCAGCTGATCCTGAATTTGGTGCGGTCTTTACTTCAATTAAATTTAAAGATGATGTAAGTAATGATACACAACTGACTAAAAAACGTGAGATAATTGGGCTTGCTTCTCAGTTAGCTATTACTTCATTTAATCTAAGATTTATTGATCCTATTACTACAACTATTGAAGCCGATGTATTCTTTCAATTCAATCCAAAACTAACAGATACCACAGAAAATCAAATTGTTTCTTCTGTTCAAAGTGTTATATCAAATTATTTTAGTTTGAATACCGGTAAATTTAAACAGTCATTTAGAAGATCAAACTTGTTATCTTTAATTGATGACATTGATCCTGCTATTCTGTCTTCGCGGGCTGATATAAGAATGCAAAATAAATTTACTCCGACCGCACCATCGATAGCTACGATAGTGCAAAATCTGACTTTAAATGGTTCAGGTGTCGCTACTATTTCTGCGGCTAATGTAGCTATCGTAGTAGACTTAGTAACTTCTGAAAGATACAAAGATGCTACCAACCATTTAATTTCAAATTCTACAACACAGTCGACAAATTATGCCGGTGTTTTATCGGCTCTGACAGCAGCTTCTTCTACTTCATCACAGACATTAAGATATCCGGTCGCTATTTCTGAACCAAGTAATATTGATTATGTCGTAACAAGTAATCAGTTTGTTTATGAAGGCAAAACAGCGTTCCTTAGAAATAAACTATCAGATACTGCTATTCAGATTGTTGCGGTTGCTGGTGAAGAAATCATACTAGATAGCGTAGGTTCTTACGATCCTACTGCAGGAACTGCTAGTATAAATTATTTCAATCCTACATCAATAATTGGTGGTGATGAAATTAAATTAGCTGTAGTACCTGCTAATCCTTCTGCTATATCACCAACAAGAAATGAAATACTATCTCACGATCCTTCAAGATCACTAGTTAAAGCTGTAATAGTCAACGCGGTAAACTAATGCCAAATTATAAAGATAAAACATTATTTGATAATAACAGAATAGATCTGAATTTTCAGAGGGCTGAAATAGATAATGTTTTGCCTGAATATTTTGGTATTGATTTCCCAAAACTAAAAGCGTTATTTGATGCTTACTACGATTGGATGGATTCGGCCGATAATCCCTCTGGTAAAATTAAAAGATTATACGAAACAAGAGATGCTACTCAGACACCAGAAGCTAATTTACCATTCTTAGAAGATGAATTACTTTTAGGCCAATCTTATTTCGGTGGCTTTCAGAATAAAAGAGAAGCTATTAAGTTTTCAAATCTTTTATACAGATCAAAAGGTACAAAGTATTCTATACAACAATTCTTTAGAGGATTCTTTGGGCAAGATCCTGATATCGTATATCCGAAAGAAAATATATTTAAAGTCGGACCAGAGGTTGATTTTAGTTTAGACAGTGCTAATACTTCGGGCGCTCAGATTAAATCACCGGCTTCTCAGATAGGTCCTGACTCACAAAGATTTTTGACTAATGATAAACTATATCAAGTAATGTCTATACTTATTCGTGTAGGTGTTTCGGTGAATGATTGGCGAGATGTTTACAAACTGTTCGTGCATCCAGGTGGGATCTTCTTAGGTTCAGAACTTTTATTGGAATTAGTAAATAATAATACACTTGAAGATCAGTTAGGTGCCGGTGATACTATTACTGAAAATCTACAAAGAACATTTGTTGCAGAACTTGATGCAGCCGCTAATATTAATACATCACTTCTTGTTGACGGAGATAGTGATTACATGATTCACAGGCAGAATATTAATCAGTTTATGGGCACTATCGGTGATGTTAAAATTACTGATACACAAGGATATAGCCTTGAAGAATTGTTGGATGTTAGTTCTTCAACTATGGATGATTCTGATACGTCAGCAACATACTTTACATCAGCCAAATTCGATGAAGAAATGTACGGATCTGATAGTGATCTTGTTATATCTAGATTTGATGAAGGCAAAATGTGGACACTATTTGATTCTGAAAATTCAGCAGACTCGGACAACTATGTTCCATAAACGTTATAAATAGTTTCAATTAAGTAAGCGAGATAAAAAATGGCTAGACGCACAATTAATACTGGAAGTCAGGCGAATGACGGAACAGGCGATACGTTACGTACTGCCGGTATTAAAATGAATTCAAACTTTGCAGAATTATATTCTCGCCTTGGTGGNGATTCATCANNTGTCGGTACAACTATTTTGACTGATAGTGGTTTAGATTTCGTAGGTACTTCTTTTGTTACAAAAATAGGATTTGCACAACCTACGGCCGAAAGAAGCATTGATTTCCCAAATGCCGCTGGTAATATTATATTAGATACCTCTACACAGACTTTGACTAATAAAACTATTAGCGCAGATAATAATACATTATCAGGAATTGCTGCTAGTAGCTTTGTCGTATCAAACGGTTCAGGTAATATTGACGGATCTGCTTCTGCTAAAGCCATTCCATCAGGAGTTGTTGTCGGTACTACTGATACACAAAGCTTAACAAATAAAACACTCGGTGCCGGAACTGTTATTTCTGCTGGAGCTGCTGTTACATCTCCAAAAATTACTACTGGAATTAATGATGCTAATAATAACGAAATAATTAAATTTACTGCGACAGGTTCTGCTGACAATGAAATTACGGTAATTAATTCAAACGGCGGTGCACCACAAATAGAAGCTACAGGTGCTAGTACAAATATTAATTTAAATGCTAGATCAAAAGGAACTGGTGCAGTAACTATAGATAAGCTTGCTATAGGAGTAGATACTGCTATTAGTACTACATCAACTGCTTCTTCTACTGGCACTAATTATACTACAACAGGACTTATTACTGTTACTGTCGCTGATGGTACCGTAGTAGGTGAAATAAAAATATTTACAAATATCGGCACGAGCACAGTAACTCTTGATCCAACATCGTTTGGTAATGCTAATCCGACTCACACTGTAAAATTAACAGAAGCACAAGCTGTTATGTTAATGTGGGTGAATAGCAAATGGCATGTCATCGGCGGCGAATATACAATATCTGCATAGGAAATAAAAAATGGGTTCTATTTTAACAGATACATTAAAAGAAGATTTAGTACAAAAACTCTTCAATGAAAATGAAGGAACGCGGATCGGCGATTCCGATAATAAATTCTATATCGCAGTAGGCCGATCAGAAACGTGGAGTGATCCTGTTAATGCTGCTATTAATGACACTACTATTCCAAACTTCAATGTAAATAAAAAAGAAGAAAGAGATTTTAGATATAGAATGCAATCAGTAAAAGCTGTCGAGGCTTTTAGTTGGGTAGTACCTAAAAGAGATTGGACATCAGGTGATGTTTATTATGAGTTTAGTGATTATGAAATTACTAATCATCCGGCTTCTCAAAGTCCATATGTTATTACTGAAGATAATAATGTTTATCTTTGCTTTCGTTCCCATAAAAACGATGCAGGTGAAGAACAACCATCGACAGTAAAACCGGATCATACTGATGGTACTTTAACATTAGAAACTGACGGTTATGTTTGGAAATATTTGTATACAGTTTCTGTTTCAGACGCAAATAGCTTCATGACTACTGCATGGATGCCTTTAAAATATGTCGATTCAGCAGCGCCTACCGATCCGTACTATTCTCAGTATTTAGTTAAACAGGCCGCAACATCTAAATCAATTGTAGGTTATAACGTTTTAAATGGTGGTACAGGTTATTCAAACGCAGCAGGCGCAGTAACAATAGGGATCGTAGGAAATGGGACTGGAGCAACAGCTCGTCCTGTTGTACAGTCTAACGGTGTTATTGGACATGTACTTATCGGAGACAGCGCAGGTGTTGGAACAGTAAATGGTAAACCATCGTTTGCAGATGCTACAGGTACTGGTTATGATTATGCAGAAGTAAAATTAACTATTAATTCTGGTGGCGGTTCTGGTGCAATTATTCAACCAGTCTTTTCACCTGCAAATGGTTTAGGACATAGCCCGATCAGTGATCTTAAATCAAATGCTTTGATGTTTAATATCAAACCTAATGCCGGAGAATTAGTAAATAGTGAACCTACATTCGTAGTTAATCAAGACTACAGACAAGTAGGACTATTAAGAAATCCATTAGGATATGATAGCTCTGGTCCTTTTACAGCTACTTCAGGACTTGCTCTAAGTCAAATGACTTTAGGCGCTCAATATACTAATCTTACTTTAGATGATACAATTAGTGAAACTGGAGGAGATGCTAAAGGGATCCTCGATTGGAGCGATGCAGCTAATCCTACTAAAATATGGTATCATCAAGATGACATTACTACAGGATTTACACAGTTCACAAATGGCGATACAATCTCAATTGGTACTGTAACAGGTATCAGCGCAGACTCTGCAAGTGTAGCACCAGATGTTGATAAATTCTCAGGCGATTTACTATTCTTATCTAATGTTGAACCAATTACTCGTGATGCTAATCAAACCGAAGATATCAAGGTCGTTATCAGGCTTTAAGGATTTACTATGGCAACTAATCTAATACAAACTACTTTTTCTACTGAGTATAAAGACGACTATCGCGATAGTGATAACTATCACAGAATATTGTTTAATAGCGGCAAAGCTTTGCAAGCAAGAGAGCTGACTCAGTCTCAAACTATTATTCAATCAGAATTAGCAAGAGTGGGTTCATTCTTATTTAATGAAGCCGGAATATTTGGATCAAGCGGAAATCTAAGTAGTGGGTTTAGTCCTGTAGGTTACGTCAAATTAGTTTCATTAGGATCTTTAAGTTCAGCCTATCCTGCTTTAGTTGGAACTAAAATTACAAATGCCGATGGCATAAGTGCTACAGTAAAAGCTGTCATTCCTGCAGCTGGCGGAGATCCTGACACTTTATTAGTAAGATATATTAGTTCAAATAATTTAACTTCAGATGATACAACAGTAGCACCAAAAACTTTTGTAGCAAGCGAAACTTTAAATTATTCTACAACTTCAGGCAGCGGAACGTTAACGATTGCAGCTAATAACCAAAATGATTTGGCTATTGGTAAGGGTTCTATGATCGAAATTCCTGAGTTTAATACCTTTGTAGCCGGTCATTTTGTTTTTGTTAGTGCGCAAAGTTTAGTTATTAGTAAATATAATCCTAAACCTAACGAAGTAGTAGGTTATGTACTATCAGAAGATATTGTTACAGTAAGTGACGATAATGCTTTATATGATAATACTGGTTCAACACCGAACTTGACATCTCCGGGTGCTGATCGTTATAGAATTAGAATGACTCTTATAAAGGAGTCAGATATAACAGCAAGTCAAACGTTCTATCCTCTACTAAAAATGCAAGATGGTGTTACACGTAGGATTAATCAAAGTAACGATACCCTAAATGAATTAGGTAATATTTTAAATGCAAGAACTAATGATATTACTGGTAACTTTATTGTAGATAACCCTGGTTCACGATTCGGTTTAACTATCGATGAAGACAGTGATGATAATTTTTTAAGATTTAGTGTGGATGGTGGTGTTTTATTTATTAATGGTAATAGAGTAGAAAGAAAAGCCGGTAGTAATCCGATTCGTGTAGAAAAACCACGTAGTACTACAAGTGATTTGCACAATAAAACAAACGAGTTTATATCAGCACGATATGGTAATTATGTATTAGCAGATTCTGCAAACGTAAAAGGTTTAATTAGCCATATTAATGATTTTAGTACGGTTAACTTATATGATGATATAGGAAAAACTTCTGTAATTGGTACTACGAGAATTAGAAATATTCAAGATTTTGATAATGAATATAGAATTCATTTATTCGATGTAAATTTAAATGCCGCGAAATCATTTAGAAACGTAAAAGCTATTGGTACGGATTCATCTGACTTTGCAGATTTAAAGGCTGTAAACGGTGTTATTAGTTTAATTGATAAAGAGCAAAGTTCTTTACTAATGCCAATCGGACAGAGAAGAGTTCAGAGCATTACAAACGTAACAATGCCGGTTACTCGTATTGCTACAGGTACTACAAATGTTTCAGGCGTAGCTACATTCCAGGTATCAGACATTTCATCTAATACTTTTACTGACGGCGCTAGCTGGATGGTTGAAGTAGATTCAGCGGGTGAAATATTCTCTCCACCGTCATATGATTCTGCAGGCGGAGCTGTTACTACTATCTCAGGATTGCCAGCATCAAAAGCTGTTACATTGTTAGCATACGAAAATAAAACAGCGGTTCAAAAAATTAAAAGACTTCAACTAAATTATTCTGAAAGTCGTTCACTCGTTGGTAGAACATTTACTCTTACTAAGCCTGACATTTATATATTTAAGTCAGTCGTAGAAGATGCAACCGGTTTAGATATTACAAATAGATTTATATTTAATAACGGTCAAAGAGATGATTTTTATACAGTTGGTACTGGTACGGTAAAGAGTGGATCTACAGTTCCAGGTGGTACTGTGACAGTAACATATGATTATTTTACACATACGGCC